TAAAAAGGCTAGATTACAAAAAAGAATAGATAATAAAAAAAATAAATAAACAGAATAGGACTGTATAAACCTAGCCTAACATAAACATAAACAACAACAAAAACAAAAACAAAATGGCAAAATTCATTAAATTTAACGTAGTAGATTCAGGTGCTGATTCACCACTTGGACCAAGAGAAACAATTCTTGTAAACATTGAAGACATTACAACAGTAACTGCAACTGGAGCAACTGGAGCAAATGCTAAAACAGTAATAATTGGTTTAACAGGTAGAGTAGAACAAGCTACAGGTTACCAAACACTAACCTTAACGGTTTCAACTAGTGTTTCAGCTGCTGTAAATCCAACTATAGCAAGTGGAGTAGCAAATCCTTTAACTTCTGCAGTAAGATCAGCAATGACAGCTAATCCTGGAGGAGTAACTGCTTCTGTTCAATTAGGAGTAGATCAAGCAGCAACGCCTGCTCAAATGTACTTTAGAACAGCTGCATACGCATAGTAGTAATTAAATAGTCTTGCGGGGTTTAATTATCCCGCAGGATTTTTTATTATGGCATTTAAAATAAATCCACCTTACGCAATATCTAATACTCCTATATATCACAAGGATATGGATAATAATACCCTAGGACTAGCTAATAATAACGGCACTATTATATTAAACAAAAACTTATCTCCAATTAAAGAAGCGGATGTAATAGACCATGAAATGGTACACATCAATCAAATGAAAAGAGGTGATTTAGATTATGACGATAACAATGTTTATTGGAAAGGTAAAGCTTATTCAAGAAGTACTATGAAAGAAGGATCTAAAAAATTACCTTGGGAGAAAGAAGCGTACGATAAAACAAAGAAATAAAATGAACAAAATAATTTCGTGGCTAACCGGTGGAGTTATCAAAGAGGTTGGTAACGTTATTGACAAGTTCACAACAACAAAAGAAGAGAAGTTAGAAGCTAAAAGGCAAATACAACTAATACTTGAAGAAGCTGAAGCTAACGCTCAAAGAGAAGTAACAGCAAGATGGGAAGCTGATATGAATTCGGATAGCTTTCTTTCTAAAAACATTCGCCCAGCAATCTTAATATTCCTAACGGTAATATTTACGGCTTTGGCATTCACAGACGGAAACGTAGGTGATTTTAAAATAACATCAGAATATATACCAATATTTCAAACATTACTAGTTACAACATACGGAGCTTATTTCGTTGGAAGATCTTGGGAAAAAGGCAGAAAATCAATAAACAATAAAAACATATAAAAATGGGACAATTTCCGATAAACGAAAGTTTTATAACTAGAGCACAAACCTGGGCTCCAACAAATAATATAAACGCGTTGCCAGCTTGGACTTTTGAAAATCAATCAGGAACACTAGGGACCAACTTAACTGGATCATCAGTATATGTAGGCGTAACTGGAACGGTAAGAGTAATTATAGCTGGCACAGTTGGCGCTCAAAATACAGTAACTAATTTAACTTTAGTATCTGGCGGAACTGGGTATACTACCGCAAATGGCGTGGCTACTACTGTAACTAGTATTGTACCAGCATCCAATGGAGCAGGGTTAACAGTAGATACAACCGCGGCTGGAGGTATTATAACCTCAGTGGTTATAAACGCAGCTGGAGCAAATTACGGATTAGGAGACATTATAACCGTAGCAGGCGGGGGAGTTAACGCAACATTTAGAGTAGACGGAGTTACAAGTTTAAATCCAACTGCAGCAGATGCTATTGAATTCGTAGGCGCTCAAGCAGGATCAATTCTACCTGTAGTAGTTGATTACGTTTTAGTACCAGGAGCAAATGCGGCAACAAACTTAATAGTAGGTAAATAACAAAAATTAATATTAACAATTAAATTAAATCAAAATGAGTAAAGTAAAAAAGATTAAATCACAAGTAGAAGACGCGGTTAAAGTAATTACTAAAGAAGAATTAGAAAATGTAAAACACTTAAACAGCGAGTTGCAAAAATATTGCAATAGCATTGGAAGCATGGAGGTGCAAAAAGCTAAAGCTATCTATCAAGTAAACATGCTTGAAAAAGATATGGAAGAAGCTAAAAAAGCTATAGAAGAAAAGTACGGTCCTATTAATATCAATTTACTTGACGGAAGTTACGAAGAAGTTGTAGCAGAAGGCAAGAATTAGTATTATGCAAAATATTATAAGAAAAATCAGTATCGGGGCTGATTATAAAAACGAAGCTATGCACTATTCTGTTAAGCAAACAGTTTATGGCGGTCACGAAATTTCTCATATAATATTTGAAGAGTCTGATAATTCTTATAATATATTTATAAAAAAAGTAGACGAGGTAATGCCATGGAAGAAGTTTAATTCTAACATGGCAATATCCGTTGAGTATGACTTGGAGTATTAATGAGGAGCATATATGATTTTATCATACGACCAGTAGGTAAAAGATATGATAATGAGGTTAAGGTTGGAGAGCAAACCCTTATAACAAACAGCTCTATAGAAAGTTTTAAACACGTTAACAATATAGCTGAAGTAGTGGAAACACCTGCGGCATTTGCAACACCCATAAAAAAAGGTGATTTAATAGTTGTACATCATAATGTGTTCAGAGTATTCTATGACATGAAAGGAATTAAAAAGAACAGCAGGTCATTCTTAAAAGATGATCTTTTTATGTGCGCTATAGATCAAATATATTTGTATAAAAAAGATAAGTCTTGGAATTCATTTGGAGATAGGTGCTTTGTTGCTCCTGTTAAAAATAAAGACCTTTTAAGCAGCCAAAAAACTGCAGATCTTATTGGTATACTAAAAATAGGTAATAACTCCTTAGAGGAGTCTGGAATCAACCCAGGAGACATAATTGGATTCACACCTAATAGCGAATGGGAATTTGTTATAGATAATCAAGTTATGTACTGTATGAAATCAAATGATATTGTTATAAAGTATGAACTCGATAGAAACGAAGAAGAATATAATAGCCGCTGGGCGAGAAGCAATTAAAGAATTAGTAAAGGTAGCAAAAGAAAAGATCGTTGACTCAGAAGAAGATATATCAGCTGACAGACTTAAAAACGCTGCCGCTACTAAAAAGCTTTGCATATTCGACGCGTTTGAAATTCTTAATAGAATTCAAGAAGAGGAGAGCATGATTAATGAAGCTAACGTTGATTCTAACAAACCAGTGTTTAAAGGCTTTGCAGAGGGAAGATCTAAATAATGGCATACGAACAACAATTATACAAAGTAGTTAAAGATTATATAAAGCCTCACACGATTAAAAAAAAGAATCGTTATGCTAAATGGGTTTACGGCTACGACAAAGAATACGATCTTGTTGTAATAAGTAAGACTGGCAAGATAGGTGAAATATATCTTATAGGTGATTTGCATATTGCTTTACCAAAAGCCGAAGATTCAAAAAATCTCGGTGATAACAAATGGAAAGCGGCTGAATACCCAAAAGAATTAAGTAAAATTAAGAGTGAAGCTGATTGGGCAAAATACCCCAATGCTTTTCAAGAAAAATGGCACCCTTATATAGATGCTGAATTTGAAAGAAGAGAAAAAGGATACTGGTTTATTAACAAAGATAAACCTACTTATATTACTGGCACTCACTACATGTATTTGCAGTGGTCAAAAATTGACGTCGGATTACCTGACTTTCGTGAATCAAACAGATTGTTCTATTTGTTTTGGGAAGCTTGCAAAGCGGATAGTAGATCCTACGGAATTTGCTACCTTAAGAATAGACGTTCTGGATTTTCGTTCATGTCGTCGGGAGAAACAGTTAACGAAGCTACGATATCATCGGACGCGAGATTCGGTATATTATCCAAATCCGGAGCGGATGCAAAGAAAATGTTTACGGATAAGGTTGTTCCGATCTCGGTCAATTATCCGTTCTTTTTTAAACCAATACAAGACGGAATGGACCGTCCGAAAACAGAATTGGCGTATAGAGTACCCGCTTCAAAATTTACGAGAAGAAAATTAGATGACAATAATGTAGCTGAAGATCTTACTGGATTAGATACAACTATTGATTGGAAAAATACAGGTGATAACAGTTATGATGGTGAAAAGCTAAAACTATTAGTTCACGATGAAAGCGGTAAATGGGAGAAGCCGACAAACATACTTAATAACTGGAGAGTTACAAAAACTTGTTTAAGATTAGGTAGTAGAATAGTAGGTAAGTGTATGATGGGTTCAACGTCAAACTCGTTAGACAAAGGAGGAGCAAATTTTAAAAAATTATATAATGGATCAGACGCATCGGCTAGAAACAAGAACGGTCAAACTAAAACGGGCTTATACAAACTTTTTATTCCTATGGAATGGAATTATGAGGGTTTTATTGATGAGTATGGTTTTCCTGTATTTGACACTCCCAAAAAGGAAACGATCGGCCCGCAAGGGGATATAATAGAAGAAGGGGTTATACAACATTGGGAAAACGAAGTTGAAGGATTGAAAGACGATCCAGATGCTTTAAATGAATACTACAGACAATTCCCAAGAACAGAACAACACGCTTTTAGAGACGAAGCAAAGCAGTCGTTATTTAACCTAACAAAAATCTATCAGCAGATAGATTATAATGACGAATTAAGAAACAATACGATGGTTACCCAAGGTAACTTTCAATGGGAGAACGGAATTAAAGATACAAGAGTAATGTTTTATCCTAACAAAGACGGTAGGTTTTATATAACCTGGGTTCCGGATCAAAGCATGCAAAACAATATAATAATAAAGAATGGAAACAAACATCCTGGAAATGAACACATGGGAGCATTTGGTTGTGACAGCTATGATATTAGCGGTGTTGTTGGTGGTGGGGGTTCTAATGGTGCGCTACACGGATTAACAAAGTTTTCAATGGAGGATGTACCTCCTAACCATTTCTTTTTGGAATATATAGCTAGACCATCAACAGCTGAAATGTTTTTTGAAGATGTATTAATGGCTTGTGTGTTTTACGGTATGCCAATACTTTGTGAGAACAACAAACCTAGGTTGCTTTACTATTTAAAGCGAAGAGGATACAGGGGATTTAGTATTAATAGACCGGATAAAACTTATAACAAATTATCCTTATCAGAACGAGAAGTTGGTGGAATACCAAATTCAAGCGA